CCTGCAGCTCTGCACCTGACGATGATAATGCTACGAATCCTAAAGCTGAAACCGTCACTTCCCAAGCCAGTCATGACACCAATTCTTCTCTTGTCTCTGTGACACTGAACGAAGTCGCCCATTCTATCTTCTATGCCCCGCAATACGTTGCGATTGAAAATGGGTATTTTGCGGATGAAGGAATTAATTTGACTCTTGTTACTGGTTTTGGGGTAGTTTAGTTAGTACAAGACAATATTTATTATTTTACCCGCAGTCTCTGACCAACATAGATCACATTCGGATTACTGATTCCATTCAGCTGCGCAACCTTCTGGTAGGACGTGCCGTATTTAGCTGCAATACCGGAAAGCGTATCACCAGACTGGACAGTGTAATACTGTGCGGATGAAGCACCTGACTTACCGTTCACGATATTCTGAATTGTATTGTAGTCATATCCGGCAGCTGAAAGACGATTCTTTCTGTCGTTTCCGTTGCCCCATTTACCGGCAAGAACTTCCTGTGCGATCTGCTCATTTGATTTTCTGGCAGACGCAGCGTTGATCTTGTTCTGGACTTCTGTGTAACGACTACCGAGAACAACCTTTCTTCTGTCACCGTTACCATATTTACCAGCTTTCACTTCGTTCACCAGTGTATCTACGGATGCAGAATAGATATGGTCGATGAAGCTCTGCACTTCCGTATACCGTGTTCCGAGGGCGTTCTTGCGGTTGTCACCATCACCGTACTTGCCCTGCATGACTCTAGCAACCAGATCGAGCGTGGATCCGCCCGGAGTATTCACTGTCGGTTTCGGTGTTTCTGCCGGTTTGGTTGTGTTTCCTTTTCCGGCGTACTTGTTCCATGCATCCTTGTCGCCGTAGAATTTATCCAGATCGAGATTACCGCCCCATCCATTCAATCTACCACAAGAGCTATACTGCCGGATAACGCAAGTATAAGCTCCCTCATTCCACGGCTTATCCTGATAGCCTGTGGCGTTCATGTCTGCGTACTGTGCAATCCAGAGTCCGTAATTGCCAATGTTTGCAAATTTGTATGCGATTGACTGCGAACAGTACAAAAGCGGACGTACACCTGTTTTCTGGTACACATAGTCAAGCCACGATTTACACCATGCAAAGTCAGAGCTACCGAACGCCGGGTTATTCTTCCCCTCCCAGTCAAGGCAGAGAATTGCTTCACCCAAGCGACCGCCAACCTGGTTCAGAAAGTAATCCGCTTCTGCCTGAACGTTGCCACCGTTTGCATAATGGTAAATACCAAGGCACTTTCCAGCATGTCTCGCCTGTGCATAAGCTCTGGCGAAGTCTGTATTTGTGTAGCCTGTTCCCTCCGTTGCCTTAATAATTACAAAATCGTATGGAACCACATTGAGGTCGATTCCACTCTGGTAACTTGCAATATCAATTCCATTCATTGCCATAATACATTCTCCTTCCAAATAAAAAGAGGACGATTATTCGCCCTCTGAATCATTATCCACTTTCACCTGATCTTCTACCTGCGATCGGATGTGTTTCACAAGCGGCTGCATAAATGCCGGGATATTCACTCCCATGTCCTGAATATTTTCTAAAATACTGATAATCTCATTGCAGATCAGCCACATTGCCACGACACATGCCACCAGAAATGTGACTGGTGACTTCCAACCAATTGAAGTTGATGCATATAGAAGCATTTCATCAATAATCGCTCCCACAACTACCAGCAGCCACATAGATACCTTTTTGAAAATTCCTCTGATACTTTTATAGGAATTGATATCCTGTGCTCTGTATTTGCTTGCCATAAGTCCGGTAGCATAATCAATCAGATTACATACCACCAGCAGGATCACCGGCACTGCAAGCACTCCAAGAAGCGCTGACAGGAAAGCAAATACTGCCGTAAAAATTGCTTTGATATAATTTGCCTGTTCCATTTTATATACCTCATTCTTTCTTATTTTACTGTAAAAAAATAAGACCTTCCGGTCTCGCTCTTATTTCCATATTTTCTCCATTAAAAAAGGCAGCTCCGAAGAGTCTGCCTTTTGTCTGTTATTCTGTTATAATTTCTTGCCACATCTCGGACAGTAGTTAATCGGTATATTCATTTCCATCATGTTTTCTTCACCGCCGTAATCCGATACCCCAATATGCAGTACACTTTGTTCGTCCACTTCGCCACCAAACAACCACAACTCCAACCGCTTTACCGGATCTCCTTTAGCAAGTACCACCGGACGTGCGCCCAACAGATTGCTCATATCCTTTTTGCCAAAGAGTACCTTTCTGCTACAAAATTCACATTTCTCCATTTCATTACCTCTCTGATATTTTTATTTTGATTGTATCAGATGCTGATTTTTCGATAAAAAAATAAGACCTTACGGTCTGTCCCTGGGTCTATTCATATTATATGTCACCTCGATTCCAATTAAAAAGGACCGGTGGTGTTCCGGTCCATCATCATTTTTACAAAATCACTCGTTTCTTACGCTTTTTAAACTTTTCACTCTGTTCATTCATTACATCTAACATTGATTTGCTAGATACTATTTCTCCTTCTGAACGACATACTGGGCACCTGTCATAACCTTTCATGTTCATAATCAGCGTACTGTCTTCTACCTCATATACTTTTCCGCATTTCTTACATTTCATAAGAGTATAACTTTCCCAAGACATTCTTATCATCTCCTTTTAAACGCAGATTTCAAGTCTATACATTCATACGGTGCCAACTCTCCATAATGTACTGTCAGTAACCCTCTAACTCTTTCCCAATTATCATGTATTTTTTGCAGATGTTCTAATCCAATATCGTCAAATGCAACTTTCAAAAATCCAGGGTATGCAATATCACTAAACTCGTCCATAAATGCAACCAATGCTTTGTAAGACCGTTCCGATATTTGATTTATTTCTTCATCAGAATAAATATGCAAATTACCTACCACTGCACTTACCGCACTCCATGTATATATTGCTCTTGTTCCCGGTATCGGATGTGTCATTCTCTCCAAATACTTTCCTGTAATTTCACATGTGTTTATTCTTATCGTATTCAACCATGAATTTACTATATAAATTGAAATTAATACTTCGCTTAAAAATTGAATTGTTGAATCTATATTTGGTCTTCCTGTCATATTTTCCATGCTATTAATCACCATAAATTGCATACGAAAATACTCATTAACCATTGATGCTACAGCACAACAATCAGCATCAAATTCCATTGTCTGTAAATCCATTCCTTTTGAATTACACTCCAAGTTTTCTTCACACAGTTCATCGATTCCCATTTCTTTTATCAAATCACAATGACCATTCATTATATGGAAAAATTCATGGAATGTAAAAAAATCTAAAATATTTCCAATTATACTATTGAGAATAGCTTCTGGATAGCATTTTCCTATTTCTGGTATTGATTCAAATTCTTCTGCCTCTACAAAATTTTTTATATAATTTCTTAAATTTAAAAATACACCTTTTAATATCCCCATATAATAGTCTTCGTCTACTTTTCCTGCAAAAGCATTGATATCATTTTTATCTGCACAAAATACGTTAATATATGGATGGTATTTCCCTGATTCCGAGTTTATATTTTTTAACACTTTCTCTTCCAGACCATTTGGTGTTATAAACACACTCTTCCGGTCTTTGTAATAATTATTTACTTTATTAGAAACTTGGTTTATTTGCTTTAATATTTCTTTTCCTTTTTCTGAATTATTATCCAAAAATATGCCACCGTATTTTATATATTGTTTATTGAAGATTCTTTCCTTATCATTCATTTTATATACCACCTTGTTTAATTTATCATATAGTGGTACAATAGAGGTATGTATAAGTTCTATTGTACCAATAACCAGGATTAAGGTTGCCGCCTTCTTGGTTATTTTTATTTTACTCTTTCTTGCTATCATAAGCAATTTATTTCTGTTTTTCTGCTTTCCACTAGTCAACTAAAGCCTCATTTAGCGAATTATAAACTTCTAATCCAATTTTCAATTACAGTGCTTCTCCATTCATGTCCTTTATCATTCGGGTGTGCATCACCATCCGCATTGTAAAAAGTAGCATTTCTTAATTCAGCAACTTTAGGATTTAAAATCAAACCACTACCAACTCGTCTGCCACCATTCATTACGGGCACATTAGGGTCGCCCCCTAAATCGAGTAGTGGGATTCCCCACCATTCACAAATTTCTTTTAATGTTGTGTAATAAGATTGTGGCATCCAAGCATCTGACATAATAATACCTATTCTTGCTGTCGGATGATTTTCTATAAGATATCCTAATACTGTGTTCCATGCCCCCCACATTGTCGTTGTGTCAGTGCTGTCTTTAGTTCCTTTTGTAGTATCACTATTAGCAATATTACTTTCATTTAAACCGAATTGTAAAATAATGTAATCACAATCTACAGGAACGTTCTTGTACCGTTCGTATGCAAACGGACTCCTATCGTTTGGATTTTCTTTATTTACAATGTGCATTGTTGAACCAGAAATGCCATCATGATATAATTTCATTTTATTTCTATTAGCAATTCTCCATCCAAACGATTTATAACATCCAATAAAATTATCATATAGTGTTTTACCTAGATTAACAGCTTCTGTAAAACTATCACCACAAAAAGCAATTTTCTTATGGTATAAAACATTTCCTGTTTCCAGTGCTTCTTCCAATCCATTAGTTATCAATGTTGTTTGCTTCTTAATATATACATGCAAGTTATTTGTGCCACCGCAAAACCTTATATATTTTGCTGTTGGAAAAATATCTTGAGGTACGATATCAAGTCTTTTAAGCGTGTTTTTTGAGTCTTTGACATATGATAATACCTTCCTATTATCATCAAAAGTTACATATCCACACGCATTCCATGCATAATCGGATACAAGTCTGAAATAATCATAATTGTCTAAGTCTATATAATCACTGGTTACATGGCTATCAGTTGGCTGTATTGTTCCGTCATCATTTATATATCCACTTGTTGTATTTGTTAATGCAAGTTCATCATAAGTATTAGGGATAACATATTTTTTTTCTTTGCTAGACTCTTTTATGGAATCAATAAGTGATTTATGTCGAAGTATCTGAAAGTTTATTCCCTTTGATGAGTCAAGTGATGAAATTCTAACGCATTTTACCATTGGTGGGATTACAGTGGTTACAGTATTAAAACCATTATCTACAGTGGCAAAGGATTTATGCATTCTTTTATTGGCATAATACATTACCAATACTGGGTTATGATATAAAACATAACTTTCTACTTTTATACTATCTCCTTCATCAACTTCAATGTAATCAGACACTAATCCACCCGAAAATGGATTCTCAACACCATCACCATTCAAATACTTATCATCAGTTTTATGTTCTAAAACATATTGGGTTTTATCCTCGTAATATGTTTCGAGCTGACCAATTTTTGTATTGATTTCACCAAATACTTCCGAATTGTTTTTAAATTCTTTTTTATAAATCAATGACAAATCAACATTCATTGAAGATATCCTTATTAAGCAATCTTCTTCAACTGTGTACTCAAAATATTGTAGTTGATAAGTATTTCCTTTATTTTCGACACCTTTTACAAAACTTTTATCAGTATTATAAACTGCAATAGGAAGAGTGTTTGCATCATCTTGTGAAATATAGAGATAATAAACTTCTCCTTTTTTTGCATCAATATAATCTGTGCATAATGAAACTGCATTATCTACAAATTCGCCTTTTTTATTTAAAAATCCATTTAAGGTAAATAAATCGGTCACATCGTATGCTTTTGTCTCGTTAGATGCTGTTTTTGAAGATAGGCAAACTATACCTTCCTTTAGTGAACCAATATCCTCTTTATTGTTCGCAATCTGCTCCCGATCAGTTGTGAACGCTTCCGCCACTGCCTGCATCTTACCCAGCTGCTCACTTCCGGCTGCCTGAATATCTTGGACTGCTTTCTCTCCAGATGCTACAAGGTCTGTCTTGAGCTGTGTCCCAGTTTCAATCTCCTCACCAAGAGAAGTGTCCAATGCACCCGCTTGCTTCACAGTCGCACTCAAAGTCTCCTGAACCGTTCCTGCCGTCTCTGTAGACTCATCTAATGCAGTCTTGGCAGTTCCTGCTTCCAGGGTGGACGTATCCAACTCTGTCTTTGCAGTTCCGGCCAGCTCCACCGACTTGTCCAGTGCTGTCTTAGTGTCACTAGCAGTCTGAATAGACTCATCCAGTTCTTCCTTTGAAACACCAGCATTTGTAATGGTCTGCTCAAGCCCTGCCTTAGAATCTGTAGCCTGATTTTGAATCCGTTGGATCTCGCCATCAGTGTGAGTAGTAATCTTGCCTACAGAGGTCTCTTCCTGATTCTGGATAGCTTCGATTGCTTCCTGCTTTTTCTCTCCGACTTTCCTAAGGGCATCTTCCTTGGCCTTTTCTGCTGTAACTGCACTCTTCGATGCACTAGCAGCATACTTACCGGCTTCTGTCGCACTTTCCTTTGCATTCTGCTCTGCCATCTTCGCTCGTTCAGCAGATGCATTGACCGCTACTATTGTCTCCCTAAAGAGATCCGGATCCGTCTCTGGATCTTCTGCCGGAGAGGTTGGCTTACTACGTACCCTGACCGGGATTGTAATTTCATATTCGGTGTTTCCTGAAGTCTCATCTGTCAGATAGATATAAGCATAGATCCGGTAATTGCTTGTCGCACTGTGTGTCAGTAATTCATCCGGAATCTTTACCTCTGTAACTCCGTCTACCGTCGTGCCGACTCTGGATAATGTCTCTCCTGATTTCTCATCCAGCGAAAACTGCACTTCCACTGCTGGTGGAAGCTCCGGATCACAGGTCCGGAGCTTCCGACCGTAATCATACTGCCATACCCCCAGCGTGGATGCGTATCTGGAATCTAATTTTACAGATACGATATTGTCCATACTACTGCTCCTCTGTCACAAGTTCTTCTGCTCCGGAATCAATCAGGACCTCTTTTACCTTGTCCTTTAAAAGTCTCGGTACCTGTGAATAAGTTTTCTTTCCTAACATAATCTGCTGTGCCCATAACATTGCCATCATTTCTTTTCCTCCTGAAATTTGTAATAATATGAATAAAAATAAAATGGTTAATACAATTATCGTTTTACTGATATACCGTTTCAGACATTTCCAAAATGCATCCTTCGAGCATTTCATTTTTCTCCTCCGCTTTTTCGACTCTTGACTGCAGGTTCGTATTTTTCTCTTCTGCCTCTTTAAGTCGTGCCTCCAGAGCTGCTATCCGGCTGTCCGGATCTTCTCCTTCCCGGTACATCAGCACACCAAGGATGCCGGCCGTGTACTTCACGATTGCATCGAGCTTTGTGTAGTTTTCATACACAACGGTATCTGTATCCCGTTCACTTACGGACATTCTCTTGGTTGCCACTGCATCAGAGAACAATGTTTTCAGCTGTTCTTCTTCCGTCGAAATCGTTTTGATCAGAAGTGCACCATCAGTCTGCTCAGTGACCTGCTGGATCTGCAGTTCCTGACCATCATTGAATGTGATTTTCATTTTTCTGTTTGCCCCTTTCTTCTTTTTAGAGGGATTCTGAACTAAATAGCAATTTAACCAAAACTAACACTGTTTTAGAAAACAGAAAACCAATAATCGTTGATTCAACGGCGCAAGGAACAGT